GAGTGGGTGGGGGTCACCAGCAACCTACACGACTTAAACGCGAATCTTTACTTCAACAGCTCCGCGGCTTTCCTTCGCAGGTTTGCTGTCCGGATCCAGCCCATTGTGAAGGAAGAATTCCGCGTACCTGGTCAGGATAAGATAGATACTACCAAAATACCTCCAGGCGTTCAGTACCCTGACCTGTGGGAGTTTGAAGTTTGCGTGCCCCGTGTGAACGGTATGAGCGGCGAGTTCGTGCCACACAAGACATTCCACCACTATGCAGATTTACTTGAGTACATGACTGTTGTGTACCAGAAGCACATTGCACAGCAGGACAAGCTGATGGAGACGGTCGGCAAGATAGGCCCGGAGCCCCTTTGCGAGTGCTCTTTGCCTGTTTCACTCTGTAGGTGCTCCGCACCCGAAACTGGACCAATGCTGTTCGGCGAGATGTCCATGGTGTCTCAGAGTGGGGACACATGCACGCGCAAGCACCGTGTCCGGACCGCCGGACTCAATGGCCACAAGCACATGTTGTTCTCAAAGTACACAGACAAGGTCGTTAGGGCTTACATTTCGCAGATATACGACGACCCCGACATTGCCCGTTGGTTCAAGGTGGACTTTTGTGACCCTAGTGTGTCACCAGACGATAATGAGATCACGGTGCGTATCAACACTCTCGTCGACGATGCCCTGTCTGAGTTTTTAACTCTAGACCCACGAGATCGCATGAACGCGCTGAGCGATGGTGCATTTTCCCGCGTAGACGAAGGCCCTGATTTGGTGTATCTCACTTTCGAGCCACGTTTTGGCCCACGTGGTCACTTCCTGGAGTCGCAACTCACGACCATTCGAGATGTTGTAATGCAGTTCTGTGGCACCTTAGATGCGAAAGAAACCGCGCTACTAGATGTGTACATACAGGAAGATGCTCCTTTGCATATTTCAAACGGTTGGTGCATGGGCGACATCGTTAAGGGTGGGTACGACTATGTCAAATACTACGCCACACAGGTTGAAGACCCAGATCGCACACAGGTCAGAGAGTTTTTACTCGGTACACGCAAGAAGTTCTGGTACGAGAGGTTGGGCGTTGCTGTTGCTGTTGCATATTTCGAGCGCAAGTGGGTGTATAACACCATCAATTTTTTCGCTTCCATCCCGCTGGCACAACGTGGCTTCCTTTGGTGCGTGAAGAAGGCGACTAACTCGCCCATGCAGGACCTCACACACGCCGCTCGAGCTCACGATCAACGGCTTGGTGGTGACAACAAGGTCGTTCGCAACGTTCTCGTGGCCATGACTTTACTCTCGGCTGTGGCTATCATAGCTAAGCTGGCAGTGATGTTTAGACCCGCTCCCAAACATGAGGTTCGCGTTCCTAGTGAGGGCTCTGTCGCCACTTGTTCCACTTGCAATTACCCTAATTCGCCCCTCCCTAGTGAGGTTGGTGAACCAGTTGTGTTGCGTGAGGACAGTCCTGACGATCACGAGGTCGTCTACACACAGCTGATGGGCATCCCCATGGCTGACCTCCAGATGGATCTTGAGGCCGTTGGAAGAAGACCCACTGTCCGTGAAGCGGAGAAGAAGAACGTGTGGACCGTTAAAGAGCGTGCTATCACTCGTCTCGACGTTGACGCGCGCCGCCCCCACAACGAGTCGCAGCTCGTTCATGCCCTCCACAACAATGTTGTGTTTGCGAGGGTGTATGGTGAGATGCCGCTAGGAAAGGGGCGCGCTAACACCAGGGTTTTGGTCGTCGATTCTGAGACGTTCGTCATCAACAACCACGCTCTTCCCACCCCTTGCAAGATTGAGATATGGCTCGGACCGGTGACCGAGGAGGGTGTCAAACCAAGCTTCGTCGTGGAGGTTGACGACCGTATGGTGACGCGACATCCGAGCCGTGACATTGCTATTGTGACCTCCTGGGCCATGCCACACAGATTTAAGACCATCAAACATCTCTTCGCCCGGCGCTCCTTCCAAAGTGTGGGCCCTAGTTCGTACCACGTGCGCCACGAAGACCACAGTGTAGAGGTGCTGCCATGTGTGGGCGTGACCTTGGCTGGCCTCGAGGGCTTGTCGGGTGCTGAAGGAGTCGTGTGTGAGGCTTGGGCATCTCGACCCACTCGGGCTACTGTGAGTGGTGAGTGCGGGTCCCCGCTCGTGATCCACAGCTCTCTTGGCAGTGTGATCGTTGGCATACATGCGGGCTACAATGTACTGACCAACACTGCTTGGGCTGTGAAGGTTTATGCTGAGGACTTTGACCACAGAGTTCACCCACAAGTCGGCACCATAAAACCGGCTTACCCCGTGGCACAGGTCGGCGGTTTCCTCAAGTTGGGTCCACAAGACAAGTTGTACACGGACTACCACAAGGATGGGCACATCATGACCCACGGTCAGCTGAAATCTTTTGTTGCTCGACCAAAGTTCACTGGCACGCACACTCCGTACGCTACCCACGTGTTTGCTGTGGGACACACGTTTTCTCCACCCATTGTAGACAACATGGCTGCCCCCCGTAACAGCGGGTGGAAACAACCCCAACTCGTGCTGGAGAATTATCTGCACCCAACTCACAGCATGAACGAGATGGTAATGCGCGCTTGTGTGGAGGCGTATTGCGAGCACATCGATAACCATTTCACAGAACAGGACTGGCAAGATGTGCATCCTGTGCCCATCTCTGTCGCTGTAAATGGCTTCCCTGGTGTTCCTAATGTGGACGCACAGAAGCACGCGACCTCCGCGGGGCATGGCAAGCGGGGACCTAAGTTGCAGTTTCTGACTGAGCCGGAGAAGTTCGACGTGTGGGACAGCTTTAGGAGGTATGACGCAGCCACACTCAGAGAGATCGATGAGATGAGGGATCTCATGCATAAGGGCATCAGGCCACATGCCATATACGATGCTTGTTGGAAAAACGAATTGTTGTCGAAGGAGAAGGTTGAGGCCGGGAAGGCCCGCAGCATTTATATGTGCCCCCTAGCGTTTCTCACCAATATCCGCATGTCCACCATGGCGCTGTGTAGAGTGCTGATTCGTCGTCGAGACGTTATGGGCATTGCAGTGGGGCTCAACACGCACTCGGAGGAATGGGACGATGTCCATAGGCTGGCGTGTTTGCTGCCCGGCGACAACTGGATCGCTGGCGATTTCAAAGCGTTTGAAGCAGTGCTTAATCTGCTCATCAGCAACTGCACTAGTAAGGTGTTTGCGCACATCGCTGAGCGTTGTGGTAACTACGACTACGCGGAGTTGCTTGCTTTTCGCGTCATGTTAGCTGACATCTCCAATGCCACCATCAATTTTTTCGGCGAGCTCATAACGCTGCTTGGAGGTGAGGCGTCTGGTCACCAGCTCACGACCTTCTTCAATTGTGTTGCCAACAACCTGCTACACATGTATGCTTATGTTGAGCTGCACAAGGGTGATGAACAGTACGTGGAGTACTTACGCTGTGCACGCGAATTCTTCGACAAGGTGTTTAGGAACACTCTTGGCGACGATGTGTACATGAAGGTGCATCCTGATAGGCCCACGTACAACCACACCAGCATCCAGAGCGTGTTTGCGGCTATTGGGGTTCAGTACACCATGGCTGAGAAAGGTGCCGCTTCGCGCCCCTACATCCCCCTTGAGGAGGTCACTTTTTTGAAGAGGAATTTTGTTGACCACAGTGCCTTCCCAGGGATGAAAGTAGCGGCGTTGGACAGACGTAGCATTTACAAGATGCTGTGCTACACTGTTCCGTCCCATAGTGCCAGTGCCGAAGAACAGCTCGCCGCCAGTCTCGCATCGGCACAAGCTGAAGCCTTCTTCCACGACTACGACTTTTTCAAACAGGTCGAGACTCTCATAGCGTCCTTGCCTAGGAGCGCGGAGTTACAGTTTAGGCTGAAGGAAAACCCGCCGCCCACGTGGAACGGCATGGTGACGCGCTTCGTTAACGCGTCCCCCAAACTTAAGGCTAGGATGTTGGTGCCTGGAGATTCCGAAACCACTCAAACCAAGCGTAATTACTGCCACGCGTCAGAACTGGAGCTACAGACTGCGTGGAGCGTGGACGCTTGGGGATCGACCACCATGGGGCGTTCCCCCGAAGACCGTGTTTACGGAGGCGTGAGGTTGTCCGCCGACATAGTTCCTACGGACGCGATGTGTGAGATCGCACGTGTTCCCGACAATAATGATTTCAGCAAGAACCAATATAAAGAAACCAAGAAATCACCCACCACCGAAGAAAGGGAAATGGCCCCTAAG